GTTCCCTTATATTTACAAATTAGTAAGTGAAGCAAACAAAGTTAAAGAATTAGGTCCAAACGATTTAACTGAAGACGAAGAACTAGAATATACTGACGGCATGACTGCTGATGAAATGTTTGCAATTTCACAAGCAAAAATAATGGATAATGATCCTAGCGAAGAAGCAGTATCAGGACCAATGTTTGTATTCCAAGATATTAAGGACCCAGCAGTTGAAAAAGAATACGATGCTAAAATAAAAGCATTTATTAAAGATCAATATAATTTAGATGATGAAGATATGAATCATATGTTTTCAGAAGTATCTAGCATGGGCATGAACAAGTACGGACTTGCGGCAAGTAAGATTGGTGGCAAGTTTAAGTCTTATCAACATGGTGAACTTACAGGTGAGTTTGACAGCATGGAAGAATTACAAAAGCATCAAATGGAACTTGTTAATAAAGCAGATGATAAAAAAGAAGCAAGTGGACCAGAAGGCGGAATGGAACCACACGCACATAAATTTTACATCGATGGTGACTATGATCAAGACAGAGGCATCTCTGATAAAGATTGTGAACAAATGGAAATGGCTTGTAAAAAGGCTGGCATCGAATGTAAATGTGAGCCAGATGAAATGAGACAGGGCGGTGTAGTAATACACACTATGGCACCACGAGATGCAGTAATGGATGTATTGGACAAAGAAGGTTACAATGTTGAAGAAGCAATTATTGAACCAGCAGACGACTTTGCAGATAGAATTAATTCTATCAATCCTAAACATGATGAACAAGAACAAGATGCAACTGAAGGTAATGAGTTTGCACAAAAAGTACGTGAACTTAAAGCCAAAGGTGCAAAGCCAGGAACTAAATTTAAAACTTCAGATGGTGAAGAACATACATTAGAACAAGCAATTACAAAAGTTGGTTTAAATGTAGAAGACTTTTTCACAGCAGAAGAACTTGCAAATGAAAATCCAATGACACAGGCAGACTTAGACAGTGAAAGATTTGGCGAGTTACATGACTTTGAAGAATTCAAAGATGCAGTAATGAGTGATATCAAAGATCCAAAAGGTGCATACGCAGGCAAAGACAAAAAAGAAATTATTGCTATGCTACGCAAAGAAGCAGACTCAATTGGATATGCTGATGTGTCAGATGGAGATAGACGTCCAGAAGAGCCAACTTGGTTAAACAAGATTGCAGACGAAATGGAAAATGAAAAAACTCCTGATCAAACTGAAGAAGAAGATCCAAAAACAGATTTCACAAAATGGTTAAAATCTAACTACAACAAATCACCTAGAGATTTGAAAGGTGACGAGTATGTTAAAATGTCTAAGGAATTTCAAGCATCAAAGAAAAAAGAAGATGCTGAAACAGAAGAGCCAGAAATTGAATTAGAAGAGTTTGTAAAAAGTTTGTACGACTACACATCTAACTCATTTCCAAAAGGTGAAACAGCAGTGCTGACAGCGGTAGAAAAGAAATACGGTGAAACTTCTATGAGACCTGCGGCGGAAATGATGAAAGAATTGGTTTCAGGACAAGATCAAGAAATGGAGAGAATCAAGAAATTAGCAGGCGTATAAGTTTTTAACTAAACATATATGTGATGCGATTAAATGATTTATTCCCTACTCCAGTCTTAGTAGCAGATATAGATAAGAACATTGCTGATGATGTAGAATCATCAGTTTTATCTCGCTTGGACAAATTGGTAAGACACAAAGATCAAAATAGCGACTTCCACGAAAAAGACAAACTGTTTGACTTGAAAAATGAATTGAATCCCCTGTATAATTTTTTTGTACAAGGACTTAATGCATTTGTTGAGCAGACAGGAACAAAAGCAGTAGAGTCACATTTTACATATTGGTTCCAAGATTATCGTAATGATGGAGATCATCATGGCAAACATAATCATGGTACTGATGGTGTTAGCGGAATATATTGGGTAAGAGCATCAGGTAATGCTGGACAAACAGTATTTTATAATCCAAATGTAATTATGGAGTACGTACATCCAACACAACAAACGAAGTACAACAGTACGGAACTAGGGTTTGCACCACGTAAAGGTTGCTTACTTTTGTTTCCGTCATATGTCAATCACAGTGTACTGTCGAGTCCGAAAGAAGCAGTCAGAACTACTATTGCTTTTAACTTTGGACCAGCAGAGGTATAATATACCATGTTTTTGGCAATTAAACTGTTGACTTTATAAATAATAGAGTGTAGTATATAAAACTGTGCTACATGATTAGGCACTAGCGAAGGCTAAAAATTATAGGAGGCAAATATTATGGCTACATTAGCAGAAATTCGTGCAAAACTAAAAGACCAAGAAACAAGGTCTTCAGGTTCTAACAGAGGACCATCCGACAACGCAATCTACCCATTCTGGAATTTAAAAGAAGGTGAATCTTCAACGGTTCGTTTCTTGCCAGATGGCGATAGCAACAACACTTTCTTTTGGAAAGAAAGATTAATGATCAAACTCCCTTTCGCAGGTATTAAAGGAGAGACTGACAGCAGACCTGTACAGGTACAAGTACCATGTATGGAAATGTATGGAGAGTCTTGTCCAATTCTTGCAGAAGTAAGAGGTTGGTTTAAAGATCCATCATTAGAGGATCTTGGTAGAAAGTATTGGAAGAAAAGATCATATATCTTCCAAGGCTTTGTAACTGACAATGCATTACAGGAAGATGGAACTCCTGAAAATCCAATTAGACGTTTTATAATTGGACCACAGATTTTCCAACTTATCAAGAGTGCATTGATGGATCCAGATATGGAAGAACTGCCAACAGATTATACTTCTGGGGTAGATTTTAGAATTACTAAAACTTCAAAAGGCGGATACGCAGATTATTCAACTTCAAGTTGGGCAAGACGTGAACGTCCTATTACTGAAGAAGAGAAGGCGGCGGTTGACAAAAATGGTTTGTTTAATCTAAGCGACTTCCTTCCTAAGCAACCAAGTGAAGTTGAGGTCAAGGTAATCAGTGAGATGTTTAAAGCATCTGTTGATGGTGAAGCATATGACACAGAGAAGTTTGGACAATACTTTCGTCCAGCAGGTGTTAGTGCAAAGACAGGAGATCCAGTAGCACCTAGTACTCCTAAAGCGGAAACACCAACAACTACTGCTAGTGTAGAAACTCCAGCACAGCCGGCTCCAGAGCCAGTTGTTGAAAAGGTAGCAGAAGCATCAGTGACTGCAACCGCAGAATCTACAACTAACAATAAAGCGGAAGACATTTTAAAAATGATCCGTTCACGACAAGGCTAATAAACTTGTAGGGAGTAGGTTTCGGCCTACTCCCACTTGTTAAGAAGGAGAAGTTATGGCTAGTAAGGCATTTGACGTTTCTAAGTTTCGTAAAAACTTAACTAAATCCATTACAGGTATGAGTGCAGGATTTCACGATCCTACTGATTGGATTAGTACAGGAAACTATGCACTCAATTATCTTGTATCCGGAGACTTTCACAGAGGTGTTCCTTTGGGCAAAGTAACTGTGTTTGCAGGTGAATCAGGATCAGGTAAGTCTTATTTTTGTGCAGGTAACATTGTTAAAGAAGCACAGAAGCAAGGCATCTTTGTAGTTTTAGTTGACTCAGAGAACGCACTTGATGAAACTTGGTTAACTGCATTAGATGTAGATACAGATGAAAAGAAATTATTAAAACTTAATATGTCAATGATTGATGATGTTGCAAAAACAGTATCAACGTTTATGGGTGATTATAGAGAAATGCCCGAAGAAGATCGTCCAAAAGTATTATTTGTAATTGACTCATTAGGTATGTTATTGACTCCAACAGATGTTGATCAGTTTACAAAAGGTGATATGAAAGGTGACATGGGTAGAAAGCCTAAGGCACTAACGGCACTTGTAAGAAACTGTGTTAATATGTTTGGTAGTCATAATGTAGGACTTGTAGCAACTAATCACACTTATGCATCACAAGATATGTTTGATCCTGATGATAAAATATCAGGTGGACAAGGATTTATATATGCATCAAGCATTGTTGTTGCAATGAAAAAATTAAAACTCAAAGAAGATCAAGATGGTAAAAAGGTAACTGACGTAAGAGGTATTAGAGCCGCTTGTAAGGTTATGAAAACTAGATATAGTAAACCATTTGAAAGTGTGCAGGTTAAGATTCCATATGAACAAGGTATGGATCCATACAGTGGACTTGTAGACTTGTTTGAGAAAAAAGGACTACTTACTCAACAAGGGAATAGGCTTAAATACGTTGATTCAACAGGCAAAGAACATTTAGATTATCGGAAAGACTGGACAGGCGAAAAGTTAAACATAATTATGAGTGACTTTGCAAATATGGTAGATGAGAAACCAGCAGAAGTTGTTGATGAAACAGTTGAGGAGTAACAATAGTGATTGAAGCGGAATCAAGTCATGTTATTGACATCTGGAACTTGTTCAAGGAATACATAGACAAAAAGCAAATAGAGATGGTTGCTGAAAAATATGTAGATGCTTGTGCAGATATGGGTGTTAGTGATGAGACATTTAGAGATTCAATGGGAAGTTGTGATCATTTAGATGCGGCCATAAGTTATTATTTGGACCTAGACGAAGATGGTTTTGATGACTCAGAAGATGAAGAATGGTAATGTGGTATAGTAAAATATCAAAAGACATAAGTCATATTCCGGATGCTCTGGCATATTACGAGAATGAACTGACTGAAGCAAAGCGACAGGTTGGTATCAAAGGTAATGTAGAAAAAGCATCTGCGAATATGCCTGGTATAGTAGAGCAAAGATTTAATCAATTACAAGAACTTGAAGCAATATTAAACTACATGAATATTGAATTAAGGCGTTTAAGAAGTTCCTACTTTAAAAAATATTTAGAAAATTATCAAAGAGCACTTTCAAGCAGAGACGTAGAAAAATATGTTGATGGCGAACCAGACGTAGTTGATTATGAAAAAATAATTAATGAATTTGCACTAATGAGAAACAAATGGTTAGGAGTCTTAAAAGGACTAGATCAAAAACAATGGCAACTAACAAACATTGTTAAACTCAGAGTGGCTGGTATGGAAGATGCCTCAGTATAATTTTGTAACAAGTTTAAATAAAAAATATTGGGAATTAGGATCTCGCGAAAATGTAAAAACGTGGGACAAACATCTACCCGAAGATGTAAAAATACATATCTTTTCAGAAGACTTAGAAAAAGACACGTGGTACCATAATGCAAAATTATCATCACGAGTCATATGGTATAGCATATATGAGTCTTGTCCTAAATTAAGAAAATTTTTAGAAGTAGGCGATGATGATCCATTTTTAAATGGAGAGATAATGGCCAAAGAAAAGTTTAAATTCAAATGGCAGGCAACAAAATTCGCACACAAAACATTTCCAATTTTTAGAATGGCGGAAGGCAAAGGCAAACTAGTATGGTTAGATGCAGACGCCATGATACACACACCTATGGACCATAATTTTTTAAATAGTTTACAACCAGATGGACATGGGATAAGTTATTTAGGAAGGCCTAGTGTTTATGATGAGTGTGGTTTTATGATGTATGATTTAGATAATGTACAGGTAAAACAGTTTTTAAAAGAATTTGAAGAAATGTACACTACTTTAAAACTAAAAGAATTACGTGAAACACACGATAGTTTTATCTTTACTACATTAAGATTACAAAACAAAAACAAAAACCTATTCTTTGATTTGAATAAAGGTGCAACTACAAACAAACATCCTTTTAATAGTTCAATTCTAAGACCTAAAATGGTACACATGAAAGGTCATAATAAAAAAGCAAAGATGGGTAAATTTCTTAAAAGACACAAGGTAGATATCTAATGTTAGAAGCACACCTTGGAGGTCATCAAAACAAAACACATCTGGACCATGGAGCATTAGATTGGTTGATTAAAACCACAAATGCAAAAACTTTCTTTGATATAGGTTGCGGACCAGGAGGAATGGTTGAACTTGCAAAGTCAAAAGGTTTGCTGGTAAAAGGCATTGATGGTGACCATACACTGCAAAGACCAAACGAAACAGATTATACCTTACATGATTTTAGCAAAGGTCCACACATACCAGACTTTGAATATGACATCGGTTGGAGTGTAGAATTTGTTGAACACGTAGAAGAAAAATATATTCCTAACTATATGCCTTGCTTTCAATCTTGTAATACAGTTGTTATAACTTATGCACCGCCTGGTTGGGAAGGTCATCATCATGTAAACTTGAAAGATGAAGATTATTGGATTCATACATTCGCGACAAATGGTTTAAAACATAATCCAGAACTCACGAAACAATTAAGAGAACATAGCACAATGAACTTAGGCAAGAAAGGCAAAAAAGCCTTTGTAAGAAATAGAGGTTTGGTGTTTACAAAATGAACGTAGTAGCAATAAAAGAACTTATGTGGACTTATCATCCACTGCCAGACACATTTAAGGTTGTGCCTTTTGCAGAAATAAAAGATGCAAACGCAGACGTGTATGTACAGGCCAATATTAAGGAATGTAAAAAAGAAAAGAAAATAGGACACATATATAACTTTGTCGCTGACAGCGGTAAGCCTTGGATATGTGTTGAGTCAGCAGTTTTTAGACGTAATATGCCACCGCCACCCAACCCAATGGCATATCATAGATATAGTTGGTACAGTTATTTCCGTGACGAAGGAATTTATAATAATGAAAATTGTCCTGGCGACAGATATGCACAAATAGAAAAAGATCAAAAACTTACTGTAAAAGATTGGCGTGTAAACAAAGGTGACTACATATTAGTTTTATTACAACGACCAGGTGATAGTAGTTTAAAAAATTTAGTAAAAAGACACGGCAGTTATGAAGGATTCATAACTTATACGATAAACGAAATCAAGAAATATTCTGATAGGCCAATACGAATTAGAATGCACCCTTTGAGACAGGATCGGCAACTTGCAGTATTAGGAAAACTTAATTTGAAAGATCAAATAAGTCAAAATATGCAAGGTTGGGGAATCCTTGAAGGTGGCAAAGGATTATACGAAGACTTTAAAAATGCTTACGCAGTTGTTGGGTTCAATAGTAATGGACTTACTGAAAGTGTCATGGAAGGCATTCCTACCTTTAGTATGTGTCCTAGTTCAATGGCTTGGGAAGTATCAAATAAAGACTTGTCTACATTAGAAAATCCTGAGTATTTTGAAAGGATTAATTGGCTTAATAACCTTGCATACTGTCAATGGCGTGAAGATGAATGCAAAGCAGGACTGCCTTGGGAACATCTCAAAAAGGTATATCAAGACATAATTTCCAAGTAAATAGTTGCATGAAGCAACAAGTATTAAACCATATATCCAAAAATTTTAAGGACACATACTTACTACAAAAACAGTATAGAAGCCACCCTGATTATAGTCTTTTGACTTTAGAAAATTTTTTACCTATAGACGTTGTGCAAAAACTTGCACGTGAACTAGACGATATTCCATTAAAAGACTGCAAACATTTTACCCGTGCAGGCTCTTGTATGTATGAATTTAACAACACTGACAAGTCACCTTTTCAGGATCAAATAGTTCATGCTTTACACAGTTCGACATTTATAAAATGGCTACAACAAGTGACTGACACAGTTGACTTAATACCTGATCCACATTTGGTTGGTGCAGGATATATGAAATCATTTACAGGTGATAGTTTAAAAATACATACAGATTTTAATTGGTGTGAAGAATTAAAACTTCACAGAATGTTAAGTGTTGTAATTTATTTAAATGACGATTGGACAGAAGAATGGGGAGGACAGTTAAATTTTTACGATAGTAAAAGAGAAAAACTTTTAACTAAAGTTCCAGTAGGTGCTGGTAATTGTGTAATATGGAATTACAATAACTTCGCCTTTCATGGATATCCAGAACCGATGACTTGTCCAGCAGGAAAAAGTAGAAAAGGAATAAGGTTCTTTTATTATGTTAGTAATGCTAAACATGATGACAAGCATCCACCACACAGAAGTTTATACTGGTATGATGAAAAAACAGGAACCCCATACGATCAGTCATGGAACAAATAAGAATTGATTTACCATTTTTAAATTACAAAACTCTCGTTTGGTCAGCGAAAGA